TAGATATATTTATATTTGCAGGGAATGGAACTAAAAGAACATCTCTTATTGCAGACAAGCTAGACTCTTATTTAGTGGGTAAATCGTTATCAACCGAAACTAACACTGTAACCCAATTTGGAAACAGTGCATTAGACTATTTAGGTCTTGATAAAGATAACCCAATACTATTTAGAGCAACTTACTCAATCCCTTTTAATTTCTTCGGAGCTTTATAAAAATGGCACATATTTCTTCTATTGGCGCTGCAATGTTTACAGATCTTTCTGTTATCACAGGTACTGTTGTTGCAGGCAAGGCAGAGACTTCACCTACTCAACCTGCAACAAAAGATGCAACAGGCTTTCAAGCATTGTTTACAACTGCAACTTCTGTTTCAAAGTATGCTAAAATAAACAACGTTAGAGAGTTTCCTGCAATTGGGGCACCTGCAAACATTGTCAGTGTTCCTGTTTATGGTCAAAAACAAGGTCAAAGTATCGGTGGTCAAGCTGATGCACCTTCTTTGGAAATTACAATTAACTTTGTTGCGAGTGAATGGGCTAAAGGAACTACAGGCACCACTCCAGCATCATCTCTTGCAAATATGGTTGGTGACGGTATTTCTCGTGTTTGGCGTTTTACTTTAATGAACGCTGATTCAACAGCTACTGTTACTGCATCTTTGGGTCAATATGACTCTGTTGCGGGTGGTCTAGGTACTACTCAAAACAGCCAATATTACTTTTTCGGTAAATTGGAGTCTTTATTGGTAACTCCATCGTTGACTGACGCTACAACTGCAACTCTTGCAATTTCTGTACAATCAGACTTCTACGGTGCTTATACAATCTAAGTAGATTATGGGGGATACATAATATCCCCCATTCTTTAATTAAGGATAATTATGACAGACGAATTACAAAAACCATTCAGTACAAGTTATGTACTAAAAACAACTGCTAAACACATGCGTAAAAGCATTGACATTAGCATAAGAAAAACATTTGAAAGAGTTAAAGAATTTGAGCCGGATACAGATAAGGCAAAAGAAGTTTTTATAACTTTATCAATATTACACCAAATGCGAAAAAATCTCGATGATTTTCAAGCTTTGAATTCAGATAATTTTAAAGGTGAATAATTTATTCACAATAACGGAACGGTAAAATGATTCCACAAATTAAGGTAAATAACATGTCAGGTATTAAAAGTTTAGTTGGTCGTAAAATGACTAAGTCTGTGAAATTCATGGGCGAAGATGTCAAAATTTCAAAATTGAGTGTTTCTGAAGTTATGGACATTCAAGTTAAGGCTAAAGAAATAGAATCAGATGAATCTGCAGGTCTCGAGTTGCTTCAAACAGTTATTCGTTCAGCTGTTGAGGGTGCTGAAGATTTGGCCGATGAAGATTTTCAAACATTCCCTATGGATGAGTTGTCAAAACTTTCCAATGAAATTATGAAATTTTCAGGCATCGGTGCAGAACAGGGAAAGTAACTCTGACCGATGAAGACCTTGCCATATATGAATTAGCTTTTCATTTACATTTGCCTATCTATAAATTAGAGTCTGAAATGACTTATGAAGAACTTTTGGGTTGGTTTTCATATTTTGAACAAAGACCTGTTGGTTGGAGAGATGATGACCGCACAATGAAGTATTTACAAACACAAGGTGTTAAAGAAAAACCTTGGAATGTATTTGCCTCACTTGACCCTATTTATAATCGTCAAAAGGAACACAAATCTGCCTTGTCAGGGTTTAAGAACTCAGGCATGTTCAGTAAACTTCTTTCGGCAACAGGTGGTGATAAAATTACATGATCAAATTAAATCTTAATAAGTTATATTTGAAAGAAGCAAATGTAATAAAACAAAAAACAATACAAGAGTTGCTTAATACGTTGAGAGAAACAACTCCTGTAGATACAGGAAAGGCTAGAGATGGTTGGTATTTTACCGGAAGTTCAATTCGAAATGATGTAGAATATATTGATGAATTAAATCAAGGAACTTCAAAACAAGCACCAGCACACTTTATAGAAAAGGCAGTATTAGCACAAAAAGGGGTTATACCTCTGGGTGTTATAGTCAAAACTATATGATTATATACCCGTTAGATATTTTTTCTAACGGGTTTTTATTCGCAAGGAGAAATAAATGGCGGTAGTAATTGACATTGAAACTAAAGCGGATTCTGCTAAAAGAGATTTGGATAGTTTAAACAAAAGTTTAGCTAAGCTGGTTACTTCGTCAAACAATTCAAATAAAGCTTTAGGCAATATTTCCGCAAATAGTTTTAAAAATATAAATAACGATTTAAAAACAAATACTAAGGCATTTGAAAATTTTGGAAAAACTGGTAATTCAGCTTTTTCACAACTTAGTAAATCTTCCAACAAAGCCTCAGAATCTGTAAGTAAAGTCAGTAGCAGTACAAACAAAACCAGTTCTGCTCTCTCAGGTTTAAAAAATACAGTCTTAACGCTTTCAGCTGCATTTTTAGGAATGAGAGGTGTTTCTGCATTTAATAAAGCTGCAGATGATTTGACCAGTTTGCAAAACCGTTTAAAGTTGGTTGTATCTGATACAGAAAAACTAAGAGAAGTACAAAAAGATTTATATAAAATCTCAAAAGAGACAAACACAGAATTTGGAAATACAATAAAAATTTATTCCGATTTCTCACGTGCAAATAAAAGTTTAAGACTTTCTCAACAAGAACTTTTAAACTTAACAAAAACAATTAACCAATCGGCAATATTATCAGGTAGTTCTGTTGAATCTGTCAACGCAGCTCTTGTTCAATTTTCTCAAGGTATAAGTTCAGGAGCTTTTGCTGGAGATGAGCTTAGATCGGTTTTAGAGCAAATCCCCTACCTTGCACAAGGAATAGCAACACAACTTGAAAAGACAACAGGTGAATTAAAGAAATTTGCTTCCGAAGGCGGTTTGAGTCCAGAAACAGTAATCAAGGCTGTTCATAGAATGGCTGTTAAAACAGAGCAGGACTTTAAACTGACAGTAATTACTTCAGAACAAGCGGTGGCCAGACTTGCTGTTTCGTTCAATTACATGCTTGCCGAGATTAATCAATTTTTCGGAGCATCGGAAAAATTTGCAAAAAAGCTACTATCACTTTCAGATGCAGTTGATACTTTCAATAACTCGATAAGAGATTCAACATTAATTTTAATTCAAAGACTAAGGAATTATATTCGTCAATTTGACATCTTTGATAAAATGAAATTGCTTGTTATTAGTATTGATGTCGTTGGAAAATTAAATGTAAATTTTAATCCTTTTACTGCTTATGATAGACTCAAAACAATCATGAGAATTAAAAAGGCAATAGGTTTTGGCAGAGAGATAAAAGAAACAATAGACTTAAATACTGATGTTTCAGCTGAAACCGCTGATGATCCTCAATTTCAAAGCAAGGTAAAAAATAAAATTAAAATTATTGAGGAACTTAAGACAGCATCATCTCTGTTTGTAACAAATATAAAAAGATTAATGCCGGAATTTAGATTGGCTGTTGTTACAGCCTCAAGTCAAGCGACGAGAGATTTGAAAATATTCGGATCAAAATCAGAAGCAATAACATATGAACAACTTATACCTTTTGCAAGAAGTTTAGAAAGTATTGCAGAAAAAATGACACTATGGAGAATAGCTGATAATGCTTTATCCAGATCTTGGGTTAATCTCTTTAATTCTACAAATTTAGTAGAATTTACAAATAACCTAGAAGAATTAAACAAACAAAGGCAAAAAACTGATTTGAGTGACTCTACTTTAAGAGTCTTGCGATACAGCGCGGCATTAAATACAGTAATAAACCCAATACAAACAATGCTTGTTGAGCTAAATCTTCTTGACAATGCACTTATCAGAATACAACAAAGCAGACTAGATCGAATAATTGGATATTTTAAAAATCTTGGAAAGGTTGTTACACGTGTTTATCAAGATATTTTTGCTCCTACACTAGAACCATTTTTAATAAAGATTGCAGCTATTGTAATTGCCGAAATAGAGGCTGTTGCGGACGCAATTAATGATATGTTTAACCTGTCTTCAGGAAAAGAATTTGCAAAAAATCTTTTCGAAATGTTTAATAAACTATTTAAAGATATTAAAGTATTCTTTAAAACTTTAGAGAGTAACGAAAACCCATTAAATAATTTATTTAAAAATATTAAAATCTCTAAAATACAGTCAAGCTTAATAACAGCATTCAAGAGTATATTTGAATTTATTAAAGGATTTTTCTTACAAGTAGGTAACGAAATTAGCGATAGTGCTGTAGGTGATCTTTTTGATGACTTTTCTAATAAGGTTCAAAAAGAAATTTCGTATTTAAAACATTTTTACAAAGAAATTAAAAATAATATTTCAGAAAAAATTTTAGATTTTAAAATAAATTTTGCACTTAATTATATCTTTAATCCTACTCCTTTACAAAAGGCATTAAAACATCTTTTTAATCTATTTGAAAAGTTATCAGAAACAGGTGAAAGTAAATTAAAGATTGTACAAGAAAGGATTAAGTTATTTTCTGAAAGTATTATAGATTATTTCTATAATATATATGATAAGGTTGTTGGACATTCATATTGGCCAGATATGATTGACGGTGTAAATGAATATGCACCTAATATTTTCAAATCAAAAGGTATTATAGAAAACTTTAAAGACAGTATAGTTTCTCTTTTTAAAACGCTTTCCAAAGATATTTTAAACGTTGCAAATGATATTGGAGGGATATTTAAAATTATTGTTAACAAGATAGCTGAACAGAATATTTCAGATATTTTTAAAGTCTTAGGAGAAAGATCTGGTGCAACCTTTTTAGCGGGTATCCTTTTTAGTTTTGGAGACCCCAGACTCAAAATAATGGCAGTTGCATACTTTGTGTCCTTAACAGATGCTGTTTTTAAAGGCATTGTTACAGATATTGGTCCTTATTTTGCTACAATATTTGGATCAATGATTGGCCAATTTTCGGCAAATGCTCTAAAAGGTTTGATGACTATACTTAATACAGGCATAAATGCATTTCCAGATATTGTCAGTAAATTTATCAGCTCATTGTCTCCTGTTTTTGGCGTTTTTACTTCTATCCTTAGTAATTTTGAAATATTTCAGAATAGCCTTTTACACGGAATACTATTAATTGGTGCAGCATGGGCTCTTTTTACTAAAAAAGGATCTAAAGATATTTCAGAGATTCTATTTGGAAAGGCTGCTAAGAAAGGTAAACCAAAAACAGAAGGAGTTATTGATTATTTAAAAGCAGCATTTATTTCCGAAAATGCTGTGGCATTACAACCTAAAGTTTTAAGCTTTTTTGATAAGGCGTTTAATAATAAAAAATTAGCATACATTGCAGCAGCAGCTTTTGGAACAGCAATTTTTGACAGTATTTCAATCATTGAAGCAAGTCAGTTTGGAATCCCTTTATTAGCTTTTGCAATAATGGGTAAAGACGGTGGCGGTAAAATACTTCGAGAAAGTATAACAATGATTTCTTATTTTGGTTCAACCTTGTTAGGGATATTTTTAAGACGTATTGGACTGGAAAGTGCCGCAACTTCTTTTTTAAAATCATTAATACCTGAAAAACCTGAAATGAAATCTGCTTTTGAAAAAGCAGGTTCTGATTTGTTTAGTTCTTTTAAACAAATGGTTATAAATTTAAGATCAAATTCTAAACAATTAGGTTCTGGTGTTTTCTCGTTTAAAGATGCTTTATTAAATACAAGAGAAGATATTCAAAAAATAAGACCCCTTACATCACAAGATAGATTGCGGCCAGCAACAAATATTGGTAAAATCACAAGAATACCAATTAAGTCTCAGTTAAATAAAACGATTGAAGAGTTTTCTTTTACAGATACAGGCAAAAAGTTAAAATACAACTTTGATTTAATAAAAGATTCTATTGAAAATGCATTTTTAAATTTTCAAACAACATTTGAAAAAGGTTTTAAAATATTAAGCAAACTGACAAAAACAGGTCTTACCAGTATTGTTGATTATTTTTCAGACCCTGCGCTTATGGGCAAAATTGGCAAAAGCATTAACGCCTTATTAGGAGCTATAACGTTAAGTTTTAAAAGTGTTTTTAATAATGCAAAAATAGGTCTTTCAGGTTCAATCAAAGCAATATTGATAACAATAAGTGCTATATTCGGTCAATATGCGTCTGCAGCTTCAAATTCAGAAGCGGCTGTCGATTCGCTTCAAGATAGCATTACAATGATTACCTTATCAACAGTAGGGCTGGTTGCTGCTTTTTCAACAATTGGCTACTTAATGAAGGCCTATAAAATATATAGTAAAGAAGGCTTTGATGCAACCATTCTTTATTTTAAAGATTCAATAAAGTGGATTACAATCTTATCTGATAAGTTTTCAGATTTTATAAAATTGTCTGCCTTTAAAAGTGAATGGTGGAAAGAAAAAGGCAATTTAGTAAAGAATCATTTTAAACTTTCTCCAAGTTTTGCAAAACAATGGATATCTGCTTATAATTCATTAATCGGCAAAAATAATGGATTATTAACATCTCTTGGTGAATTGTATGCTACAGAAACAGGTCTTTCAAAAATAATAGTCTTATTAAAAATAGTAGGCAGAGCCTTTACAAGTTTTGGAAGCGGTGCTATAAGATTAAGCTTATTATCGCTACTGGCTTATTTAGAAACAATTCGAAGTTCTTTTACAGGATTTGTAAAACTTGTTTCATCAGATAAACTTTATAATGCTTTGAAGAAAAACTTTACTTATAGCCTTTTTACAAGAAAGATGATTGACGATTGGTCGACAACATATAAAAAGGTTGAAATGTCTATGCCAGGACTAGATAAAGTTGGCAATAAGTTTATAGCTTTTTTACATTTTGTTATATTATTTCTTTCAGCTTCAAGCGAAACATTTTATATGCTTAATAAAGCAATCATTATAATTGGAGACTCAATTGCACACACTTTGTTTTCTTTATTAAAACCTGGTACTCTAGTTAAAAACATGATGACAGGGCTTTCAGGAGTTTTTACAGTTGCTGTAGAAATGATTACAAGTTCTTTGTTTTATCTTGCAAGAACAGCTTTAAGCGTTATAGGTAAACTATTACGAATGGTTGCTCCATTCGTAGGAATTGTTACAGCGGTTGGTGCTTTTGGTCTTTATTTATTCGGTCCTGGAAATACTTTTGTAGATAAGATTGAATGGGCCTATGATAAAATAAGAAGTATATTTGATCTTAAACCAACAACACGTTTTGGTAAAATGAATGAAATGTTGGAAGCAACAAAACCTATAAGCATGGGAGGAAATGTTGCAGACCTTCAGAGTGCTGTTGCAAAGATTGATGTAAAGAAACAAAATGCAGCAGAATTTGTTGTATTGAAAGAGGCAGCTGATGCAGCCACAACGGGTTTGAAAGATTTACAAACCTTATATATAAAACAAGGTTATGTTTCTGAAGAAATGTTACAAGAATGGAATACTCTTGTAAACAATTTTAAAGATATTGCATCAAATCAACCTCAAGATACTACCAAAGCTCCTGAATCTTTAAAAGATCTTGCTGTATCTATGCTGGAGGTAAAGACAACTGCATGGGACTTGACAAAAGCTCTTTTAGGTATTTCTGATACATTCTCTGAAGAAATCTCAGGAATAGAGTACAATATTGAAAAGTCTAAACCAAAAATAAAGTCATTTATGCAAAGTCTATCTGACTCTTTAATGACAGGATTGGACACAGCCATTGAAGTTGGCTTTGTAGCAACAGTAGCCAACAAAATAAGTAGAATATTCACTGCAATAAGTTTGCCAAAACCATCACAAATGGCATTGACAACAAGAGAGTATGTTGCTCAAGTTGCTGCCAGAGATGCTTTAATAGCAGGTTCTGGAAAGCTTGCAGTTGGTGCTGTTAGTTGGCAACTTGCAATAGCAGCAACAGTTGTACAAATGACTCCTGCAATAAAATCCTTAATGGCTTTTGGTACTCATTTGCGATTCTTAGGGATAGAAGGTACAAGTAACGCTGTTATTTTTGACAAGCTTGCTAAAAAGTTCTTAAACATTGATGATGCAGGTTCAAAAGTTAGTGGTGGAATTGATGAGTTTTTAAATATATTTTCAGGAGAAAACTTTGATGCAGCTTACAATGATGTACTCAACAATACAAGTAGTTTTCTAGATAAATTTAAATCAACAATTATAACTGATCTTGACTTTTTATTTGAATATTTTGGTGGTAAATTTAAAGTAAAACCTCAAAAATCTCGTTATGATAAGGATAGTATTCTTAGCAGAACCTCTTTTGTTCCAGGTGAAAGCTATAGTGGACGTTTAGATAGACTTACAAGAGAAAGAGAAGCTTCTTTTGCCGAAAAGAATCCAAAACTTGTCGAATTGTCCAGTAAAACTTCGATGCTAAATATTGATAAGTTGGTTGCAGATATTGCCGACCCTGAATTGAAAGCTTTTACTGAAGCAGGAATACAGCAATATAAAGATGCTTTGAAGGCTTATAAGATAATTGCGGATCAAAATTACGATCCTAGCAAAAACCCTTCAGGAGCTAGAGATGCAAAAGATTTTAATAGACTAAAAGGAAAAGCTTCAAAAGATCTTTTTGACATTGGTGTACCTAAGTTATTCTCTCTTGAAAAGAATGTGGCACCTATTGCAAAACAAGATAAGCTGGTAAAAGAATTTGCTTCTGATTTTGCAGAACTTGGCGACAACATGAAAAATGTTCTCGGCATAGATATGGGAGTTAAGTTTAAAGATTTCTTTGGTAACAAAGAAGATATAGAGAAATTTAAAAAGTCTGTAGAAGAAGTTAGAAAAATAGATATTCAGCTAGCTGTTAAAACTAACACTTATGAACAAAAATCTGAACTTCAAAAGCAAAAAGCAAAAATAATCAAAAACATCGATACAACAGTAAGTAACATCAAAGCATATGCAGATAAATATGGAACAGTAGATTTAACACTGTCGACACAAGCTAATATAGTTGGTGGTGCTGAATATAAAAGTGCTGTTGCCATGCTTCAAAAAACAGATGCAAACAAGTATGAAAAGTTTAGTTTATTATCAAAAGCACTTGAAGAAAATCAATTAAAACTATCTAATTGGAATATTGCTGTTGACGGTAGTATTGAGCGTTACGATGCTCTTGAGAAGAAAAATAGACAAGCTCAACAAAGTCTTTTGGATATGTTACCTAAAAATAATTGGGTAGACGCTTTAAATGAAAAATTACAAAAATTAAACTTAACAGCAATTAATGTTGAATCTTTTGCTTATTTTAGTAAATCGGATACCGAGCAATTTAATTCTCAACTTGACAGTATTATACAAAAAGAAAAAGATCTTTCACAACTAAGGTCTGACAATAAGCCTTTTGAAGAGCAAATAAAAGTATTGAAAGAGATATTCATGCTTCAACAAAATGTTGCTATTGGATTGGAGCAAGCTTCAAATAAAGCTTTAAGCTCTGCCGTAAAAGACTCTACTTCTACATTGAGTAATAAAATCACCCAATATGAAAAATTAACAGGTGATGTTGTACCCAATACAGTTAAAGCTACAGGTGAAGCTCAACAGTATATGGATACAAAGAGTCAAATAAAAGACTTTGAAACTGCAAGTAAATCTGGTCAGTTGTCTACACAGTATGCTGCACAAGAAATTTATAAATTGGAAGAAAATCTAACTAGATTAGGTGTGATAACAAAACTTACATTAGATTCTATAATTTCCAGTTTTGGTGATTTAGGTTTAACAATAAACAATTTAAGTTTTTCAAGGCTATCTTCAGATACTCAAACCTTCTTAGCAAGCTTAAGTAGTGAAATACAATCTATAACAAAAATATTGTCTGAAACAGAATTTAGTTCAGCCACAGCAGATTTGTTAAAGAGACAAGAACAGTTATTAATGACAGCCGCAGATGTTTTAATCGAAGCAAGTTATAAAACTGGAGAAGGTATTTCATCAGCATTGAGTCGTTTAGGATTATCAGAAAACAGTACAATTGCAAATCTCAATAAGGCTCAACTCAGCGGTCTGCTTGAAATGGACAAGGCAGCTGAAAAGGCAAGAATTCTTGCCTCCAGAGCTTCAAATCCTGAAGATTATTTAAAGAGAATTAGAGATCAGGCAAAAGCCACAATTCGAGGTACTCAAGAAGCCGAGAGAATGGCAAATAGCTTTGAGAAGAATATTTCTAATCTTAATGAAGTGTTTAAGACAAGTCTTGATGGTTTTGATGTAACAGCAATGTCACCTCAAATAGTTTCTTTTGCGACAGATATGGCAAGAGAGCTTAAAAATGAATTGGAGATTGCAATTGCCGAAAACCAACCAACTGCGGAGTTGTTTGAAGCTTTCAAAGCTGCTGAAGTTATTGGTGGTTTCATTACATTATTTAAAGATTTAGGAACAGGTCTTAGAGATGCTATTGTTGGTGGTGCTGAAGCGGGCTTTGAGAAAATTAAGAGTGTGTATTCTGAAAGTCAGTTGACTTTCAAACAATATGCAGGATTAAAGCCTGAAAGAAGACGCCAAATGGCTCAAGAAGCAACATATCAAGAAGCTTTTAGGAAAGCTGCAAATATGCAGTTGACACCTGATCAGGCTAAAACACTTGATCGTATTGGTGCTGGTGAAGATGTTTCAAAGGTCATGAAGGACTTTAAAGATCAATTTGGTGATATACTGAATAAAAGCGACAATCCAATTGTTCTTTCTCAAGACAGTTTAAAAATATCTATTGATTCCCTAAAAGATTCTATTGATATTTGGAGAAAAGAAAGACAAATTATGACCGATGAAGCTTCAGGTAAATTGAAAGGAACAGAAGCACGATCTCAACTAAATGATTTTGTTGAATCAATAAATAAAAAGAAGGATAACAAACCTTTTGGAAGTGTTGACTTATCTTCAAAAACTCTAATGAGAGCAAGAGAAGCTACTTTAGCCACAAAGAAACAAGATTTTGAAACTCTTGGAGCAATGCTATCAGAAGCAAATTTTAAAGACGTATTGGATGCTGCTGACGGTTTTGGAAAAGAAACTATGAATCTGGCCAGTGATGCGCAATTAAAACAAGCTGCGGAAATTAAAGTTAAACTTGCAAAATTAGAAACTGACCTTGCTTATGCTAGCCTAAACAACCTTGATACAAAAGATATTCAAAGAAAGATTGACGACTATACTTCTGAATTAAGCAGAATACCTTATGCTATTGACTATTTGCGTAATGCTGTAAGAGAAGCCGGTGTAAATATGAGAGATACTGTCGATACAACTTTCAGAGCAGCTTTCACTGATCTATTGAAAGGTAAAACTGCTGAAGGGCAATCTGCATTTTCAACATTCACAAGCGCTATCATGGACAGTATAACTAATTCTATTGTCGATACGTTTGCTAAAGGAATAACTGATAAGATAACCGGACCGGGAAGTTTAATTGCAGGTGCTGCTCAATCAATGGGTGAAGGTATATATGGACTCTTCGGTAATGCAACCAAAGGAATAAATAGTAATGGTGTGCCAAGCCTTTTGGATAAAAATGGTCCAGATTCACAATGGATGACCGATATGTGGACAGGTTTGAAAAGTGGTGCAGAGTCTGTTTTTGGCGGTAATGGCTATATAATGACCAGCCTCAAATGGCTTGGAACCAATGCTATGGACATTTTTAGTAGTGTAACTGATTTCTTCACCAAAGGTGGAGGTTCAGATTTGTGGGGTTCAGTCACAAAATTGTTTGTTGCTACAGGTGGTCAAATAAAAGGCTCAGGAACAGGCACTTCAGACTCAATACCTGCAATGCTTTCAAATGGCGAATTTGTAATAAACGCTAAAGCCACAAAAGAAAATTTAAAGCTATTGCATGCAATAAATAGTGGAAATATTCCTAAATTTGCCACTGGAGGTCTGGTCAACAATCTTCCAAGCTTCTCTTTAAGTACAGCAAAAAGCCTTGATACATCTAAACTTAACAAGACCAATGACGGAAATAGTCAAATAATAAACTTGACAATTACAGGTGATATCTCTCGTCAAACAAAATCGGAAGTTTATAAAATGCTACCTCAAATTGCAAATGGGGTAAATTCTCACAACAAAGAAAAAGGTTATAAGGGATAATTATGTACGGTATCTATGAAAACGGAAAAATTATTGCGGGCTTTGTCGCACCGATAAAGGTGATCAGCAATAAACCTGTCTTCGTTTCAGATACCCTTTCATTGAAAAGAGCAACATTTTCAAGAACAGCTCAACGATGGGAAATAGAAACTAATCTAGAACCTCTCGTTGAGACTGCTCATGATCTGTTTGTAAATTTAGTGACAAAGGGTTATTCTGAAACCATTACAATTTTAATGCCACAAAATTATGGCGTAATTTTAAAAAGAACATCCACAGCAACTCCAACGGCAACACAAGCTGTTGCAGGGTCTTCAAGTGTTGTTGTGACAAATAATAGTGGATTGATACCCAAAGGTACATTCATCAAGTTTGCTGAACACAGCAAAATCTATATGACAACAAATGATTTGTCAGGAAACGGAACTTTAGGAATATATCCAGCACTTAAAACGGCCACATCAGGTATATTCAAGCACCGTGATGATGTCTTAATGTCTTGCTTATATGATACAACAACAGTTATTGGAATGGCTTATACCGACGGTATTCTTATGGATATAGGCTCAGTAAAGCTTGTGGAGAAATTGGCATGATACAATTCAGCGCGAATATACAAGCTTGTTTAGACTCAGATAATATTGAAGCTTTTTACTTACTGAGAATAACATACAGTAATGGTACACCGATATACTCAAGCACTTCACATTTTTTAGATATTACTCTGTCAAATGGTTATGTTTACACAGCAGATTCTTTAATTGAAGCTGTTGATCCTCCAAACTTATCATCAAGTGTGGATAAAGAACAGTATAAGATTGTACTGGCTGATCCATCACTTTCTGAAATGCCGATACTGGAATCTAATATAATAGGTAAACTTTTAGAAACAAGAGTTGGTTTTATCAATAAAGCCACAGGCTTTCCATTTCTGAATACATCAGACACATTAGTAGTTTATAAAGGTAGAATTGAAAGTGCAAGTTACATTATTGATACAAAAGAAATTGGAGAATGTAAATTACAGATTTCAGGTTCAAGTCCAATAGTTAATTTGGATCAAAAGAACGGAATATATTTAAGTAAAGATTCTATAAGAAGAAGAGACGGCACTGATACTTGTTGTGATCAAATTTATGAAGGATCAGGTGCTTTAGTTTTAAAATGGGGGAAAGCCTAATGGGTTTCTGGACACAGCTTGTAATGCTGATAATTAGTGTAGCTTCTACTGCTTATCAAATGGTACAAGCTTCAAAAAAGAAAGTTACAAATCCTGCAACAAGCGATGCTGCTGCTCAAGCAAGATTGGGTTTTGAATTACCCACAGAAGGGAGAGCCGAGTTTTTACCCAAAGTATACGGTAAAGCTAAAGTAGGAGGAGTGAGAGTTTATCATAATACAACAAGCGCATTTAAGTATACATCGACAAATGCTGATCGTTCTTTTCAAACTGGACCTACGTCTATAGCTGGAGGGACATTTTCAAGAGTTAAAAAAGATGTCAGTGGAAATCTTTACAATGAAGTCGAAAATTATGCAAGTATCGACTCAGGGGAATTATCTAAAGATATCGAAGGAACTAAAAATGAATTTTTATTCTTTCAACAAGCCTTATGTCAAGCACCTATAAATGGTATAATTGATGTAATAATAGATGAATCTAGACATTTGGATGATCCTGCACTGGGTTCGTTCAAGGCTGAAGTATGGTCGAAAGTCAAAGCGGCAATGAGAATAGACATTCACAATACAGGTAATGCTTCAGACTCAATCATGTCAGCAAATTTCAGTGAAAGACTGGATGCCAAATTTAAAGATATTGCATATGCATCTGTTGTAATTCGTTTGGATCGTGATGATCCTCAGTTCAGTTCAGTACCTGCATTACAATTTTTAATGGAAGGCTCACTCGTAAGAAAAGTTATTGGCGGTGTACTTTCAACAACCTATGTATACTCAAACAACCCTGCTTGGTGTTTATTAGATTATCTGTTAGATACAAAATCAGGCAAAGGTGTAAACCCATTAACTGAAGTTGATTTGGCTTCTTTTGAAGATGTTGCTGCAGTTTGTGAAATGATAGTTCAGCAAGATGCGATTGTTGGTGGAAAATTATACCAACCTACAGACGATTCAAGAAATATTTATACAAGAGATTTACCTCTATATGAATGCAACTTGATCACCGACCCTAAGAAATCTATAAGAGATAATATAGAATCTATATTGGAAACAATGGGCGATGCAAGACTTGTTTGGTCAGGTGGTAAATATAAGTTGAGTTTACAATATCCAGCAAACAATCAAGAACTAAATGTTGCAGCCACAATAACCGATGATGTTCTTTCTCTAGATCAAAGTGTTGAAATAAATTGGCCAACTGCAAGTCAAAGATTTAATAACTGTACTTTAAGATTTCATAATGAATGTGAAGACTTCAAAGAAGATTCTGTATCATGGCCACCAAAAGTTACAACAACAATTTTCAAAGGTATTGGAGGTTTCAACTATTCTCCATCAATAGGTGAGTATGATGAAGATACCGCAGGAGGCAGACTTCTCAACAAGTATGGTGTATGGTCGGGTGGCGGTACAACAACAACTTTAGATTATAAGTTTTTGGTTTCAAAGATACAAAGTGGCGCTTGTACATTAACTATCTCTGCAGATAGTGCAATGACATTGACTATAAAAGATGATATTACAAATACTGTAATTTATACACTAAGTTCAACAGCTGCTAAATCAATAAACACTTTAGCTCTGAATTTGGGCAATGCAAATATTGATAAGGTATACTCAATACACATCACAGCTTCAGGTGGTTCAAAAACAAGAGCTGTTTCTGCAAGTATAACAAGTACAAATTATGTAATTTGGACAACTCGTACATTGGCTTACACTGCATTTGTAACAAATGTTTTAAACTCAGCAGTATATGATGAAATGCTGATTGAAGATAGTGGATTAGTTTTAGAACTTGATATGTTTTCTGAAGGAATTACCGATGCTTATCATGCTCTAGCCAAAGCTGAAGAATTGGTCAGGACAAGTCGTTCAGCTTTCGGATTGAAATTTAGTTATGTGGTTAAGTCTGTTTATTTAGAACCTGGCGATTATATAAGCATAAACAGCGATACATTACTTATAGGTTCCGGAGTTGATCCTTTATATTTCAGAGTTGAGTCTGTAAAGATAACTGAAGAAAATACTTGTGAAGTTTTTGCAAGTAGATTCGATTATACACAATTGGCATGGAGTATTAAGGATGATCAGTATCCGAAACCACCTCCTGTCTATGATTCTAGAATACCTGCCCCTGAATGGATTGAATACACACCTCAAGCAAGTGGTCTTACAAATTCTTCTGGATATTTAAATTGGGCGTCAGTAAGTTTGGTTGATACTTATGTTTTATATGTACATACATCAAACGATCTGATTGATGAAAATGGAATACCTGTTTTTACTGAAATAGGCAGAACACCAACAACTTCTTTTTCATTGCCTCTTTTAAATGCAACAAGTGCATATTTTGGTGTTAAAGCTTCTTTGAATGGTCGTTTATCTCAAATGACCTATACAGATACTTCATCACCCATTCTGCTTGATCAGTACACTTACTCATTTACAAATTTAAGTTTTACATATAACAGTCCATCTACCAATCAAATTTCTTGGAACAATTTCACCATAACTTTAAATGGTATTGTCACAAAAAATATCAGTGCCGGAAATGCAACATGGACTTCAGATCACTTATATATTTATTACAATCCAATTTCAAATCTTGTCTTATCAACAACACTAATAAATATTGCGAATTCAGGCAAACTTTTGGCCATATACGATGGTGGAAATAACTTAGTTGTTAAAGTTTCTAATCTTGATCCGCCAATAAATCTATATGTAAAAGATACAACAGCAGGAATTTATTCAAATAAAGATTTAGAATTGACTTGGGAATATCCTTTAAGTAATGATAATAAAACAGATGTATTCAGTCATTACTTGATACAATTGTATACTACTTCAAATGTTTTAAAACATAGCGAAAAAGTGGAGTATTCAACAAACAGAAGTGGTTATTATAAACTGTTGTTCAGTAATAATATAAACTATTTTGGAACTGCAACTCGGTCTTTTATTGTTAAAGTTTATAGTGTGGACATTTCAGGTTCTTTGTCATCAGCAATAACTTTGACAGTTAATAACCCTGTACCCACCCTGACAGCTTGGACAGTATTGCCAAGTTTTAATTCTGTGAGTGTAAAAATAACAAACTCAGCTGAATTGGATATCAATGAATATCGTATTTATAAATCTCCAACTCCAAATTTCACGAAAGATTCATCAACTCTTGTCTATGCAGGAAAAGAAACTTATGTGAATATTAATGCATTGGGTGAAGTTTTGTATTATTATTCGACTTCAATAACAGATACATTCGGTGATGCTGGTATATCTTTTTCTCAAGAGCAATCGGCAATGTCAGCCAAGACAGATCCTGATACATATACATATACAGGTTTAACTTTTGTTGCAAATCATAATGCAGCTCAATCTGTCTCAAACGGTGTTGATTCAGGATATGCTCTGAATAATGTATATTGGTCAGCTTTCACTGTGTCAAAAAATGGAGGTACAGCGTCTTCGTTACCTGCAGGAACTGCGGCTTGGACTACAGGTGTATTGTATATTTATTATATTCCTGGAGATACTGTTTTAAGAACCAATGTAAGTCTTTTGGGAGCAATTACCGCAGGTGGAAGGATTCTCGCCACATATAAGGGTGGAACAGATCTTACACATGATGAAGGCCGTGCTTTTGTTTCTGGGGATCAGTTGCTTGCCGGAACAGTAGGCGCAAACGCTTTAGTCACAAATACTGCTGTGATTACAAACTCAGCCCAAGTTGGTAATATACTTGAAAGTAGTAACTATAGCTGGACAACGGGCAACTATGCCGGTTGGCGAATTGATAAAACAGGGTATGCTCAATTCGGTGGTCTGACAATTCGTAAATCTAATGGCGATTTGGTAATGTCTGCAGGAAACGGTGTTGAATGGGATACAGGAATTACAGGTACAGGCAAACCTGCTGATGGTGCAACTGTGGGTGGAAGCTTTGGAGGTATAGATGGGGCAGGTGGAAACATTTCAGGAACAATTAATTCTGGAAATGCGTCCACCTATATTGCCGATGCTGCAATAGGTACTGCTCAAATAGGTAGTTTAAGTCTTACCGGTACAGATTTCAGTTATAAATCCAGTGTAAATACTAGTGCAGACCGTATTGAAATGGATAGCCAAAGTATAAGAATATATGCAGCAAACCCTTTAGGAGGAGCAGCAATACTTCGAGTTAGATTGGGGAATTTGTCGTGAGTTACGGATTACAAATATTCAATGCTCAGGGTAATCCAATCATGGACACAGATGAGAGATTTACGAGAGTCTATGGGACTTACAACAACATTACGATACAAGGAACTCGCACTACAACTAATGATACAAAATACGTACAGATGTCTACATTTTCAAAGTCTGTATCTGTAAACTTACCATCAACAATTCAAAACTGGGCACCAATGATAGTGTCAGCTACTTCCGTATGGACAGGTAGCAACACGCTAGTGCAAGTTAATGCTAATACCACTAGAATGGTTGACGGTATAAGTTATGCAGTACATGTAAATGCTTTTGCAGGTAAGGGAAATTATCTTAATATTTCTGAATCAACTGCATTAGTGCTTACAGGTGGACAAGCGATGCAAGAAGATGGTAATGGTGCAGGACTTCCTCCAACTGCAACCGACTTAAGCCCAAGGGTTTCAGCAGAAGCCGTACCAGGGTCATCTCCTTCTGTTAAACTATATTATACATATTTAGCAAATATTTCCCACAAAGACATTGTTAGAGTTTATGCATCAGAAAGAAGAGCAACAATTTCTTTTATAATTGTAGGATATTGACATGAGTTATGGAATAGAGATTAGAAATCAATATGGTGAAATTATTCTTGACAATACCCCTTACTCTGTTATGAGGGTATTAGACGGTTATCCTGCAACAACGTCTAGACACACTGCAAAAAGAAGTTCTCTTTTTTCAGTTAATTCTGGTGAAGCTGTTTTTATTCGAGCATCAAACGATGGTGGGGTTGGGGGAGCAGGTGACGGATTATCTCCTAATAGTTCACTTGATGTAATAAGTACTGATTCGGGTGATTTAACGTATGTTAAAATAAAATCTTGTGAAAACCTTACAGCATCAGGCTATGGTTTAGCTGTGTTCAGTAATGAAGGTACTCCAAAACTTGTATTCTCTGATTCTATTAAATTTGCAAAACTTGTTTATGCAAACTACCTCTCTGTTCCTAGTACAGGAGTTACTGTAAATATACCTGCCCTGTCAGTAGGTATGCATCGATATGTTTCTTTATACTCTTTTGGATTATGTGGAAATAGTAGCCAAAATGATGCTGATATGCTAAGAGTATCTTTTGGTTTGACTACTGCAACATTTAGTAAAGAAGCTTGGGGTTTTGGCTCTAAAACATTCACCTCGGTAAATTCATTCCAAATACCAATAGGTATTACGATAATTGAATGTTAAAAAGAATTTAGATAGTAATATCTAAAGCGACACAGCGCAACTGTGGGTAGTAAATAAATAGGAGACCATAATGGTTGATCCAACTGAAGATACAGGTAGCATGCCTGAAAGTACACTCGCTAAAGATGTAAAAACTATTTTAAAATCAATCGGAGAAAGTAACATGGGTAATTTATTGGGTAATGCAGGTCAAGACGGCATGGGCGGTGGAGTATTATTGGGTTTGCTTTTGGGCAGATCAGGTATACTTGGCGGTGAAAATGGTGTTGCTTCTGAAAGAGCTGCCATTGATGCTGCTGTGGCTGCTGCTTTAGCTTCTTCAAATCAAGCCAATAACAACTCTATGTTACTTTTGAAGGATATTCAAGATAGCTCACAGCAAGTTATAAACAATGTGACCGCAGGTACTCAAACCTTAATGGCCACAAGTTTGCAAGGTCAAATCGCAAATCTTCAAGGTCAAGCAGGTATTCTTGCCGGTGTTGAATCTGCCAAAGGTACTGTGGTTAATGAAATACATGAATCTTCAACTGATCTGGGTAATGGTATCAGTACACTTGCTGCATCAACTGCTGCCGCTTTCGGTGTTGTAAATACTAACATCGCAAGTCAAACTGCAACCACACTGGCTGCTGTCAATGCGGATGGTGAAAAGACTCGTGCATTGATTCAATCGATTTCAACTGCAGATTTGAATCGTCAGATCACTGTGGCTCAAAATGAAATTAGCGATTTACGTCACGATAGACGCATTCAAGATTCGGGTGTGAATGTGACCAACAACATTAATCAAACTGCTGTGGCAACAGCTAATGCAACCGCTCAACAACAAATTGTTGGGTTGTTAAGTACACTTGCTTCAAGTTTACAACATAATACAAATTCTATTGTTAATTTAGGTACAATGAGAAATTCTGGTCAAGCAGCTACTAACGTAGTGGCGTGAATTAGAACACCTGAACGTACCCGTAAAAGAGATGGATTGACCTATATCGTTGGACCGAAAGGTGATAAGGGTGATACTGGACCACAAGGTATTCAGGGTGAAATTGGACCACAAGGTGTTGCGGGACTTGATGGAAAAGATGGAGACAAAGGAGAAAAGGGAGATCAAGGCAACACGGGAGCAACAGGAGCTAATGGCAATGATGGCAATAAAGGAGAAAAAGGTGATAGTGGCTCCAATGGCAATCAAGGTAATGATGGACCAAAAGGTGATAAAGGAGATCGTGGTAATGATGGCTCCACCGGACCTAAAGGCGATACTGGCTCTAAAGGTGATAAAGGCGATAAAGGAGATACTGGTCCCAAAGGGGACAAAGGAGAACCTGGACAGC